GGGTTATTCGGAGGACCGAGGACCTCCGAGGCTTACACGGGACTGCCTATCAGGAGCATTGATCTTCATCGACGAATGTGCGTTCGTCTTCATCAGGTCATTGTCCGCAGCCCGCATCTGATCGTGGGTTCTACTTTGATAATACTCTCGACGCTCTTCTGCTGTTTCTTCAGGAATTCTTGCCAGCAACAATCCACCGACAGAGATAACACCTGCGTGCTTTCCATCTTCTTGGATCATGCTGTCAAACTCAGGATACTCATCAGCTCTAACCAGTTCATACCCCTCACGGAGTTTGCCTGTTACATTGATTCGATCCTCTTGACCTGCAGACTCAGCCCTTATCCAACGATGCCTATAGCCGGGAGGAGCAGGGGGAGCGTCTAACCGAGAAGGAGGTGCCCAATTTTTACGACGCGCAGTATTTTCGCGAGTCTCAGATTCACGTTTACTGCGAGAAAGTTTTGGTACAGTTTTGTCGTTCATGACTACCTCTTCACATGTTTAGCGTATTCTTCAAGCGGAACCCCTAGCTTTTTAGCGATTGCAACTTCGCTGGGTTTCAACTTTATAGTACGGCGTGCTGAATTGTTGACTCCCGACGATCGGGTTGCAGGCGCCACCGTTTGCACGGGTCGGTTGGTCCTGTTATCTGGCGCAGCTTCTTGGGGCGGTGCTGCTTCCCCAAACTGTTGCGGAAATAAATTACGCATTCTGCGATCTATCTCATCATAGTACTCGTTTGAAGTGGGGTCAAACCCCTCGTTCTTAACAAGTTCTACGTGAATACCCCGCACGGTGTTGGTCATCACGATGTTTTGACCAAACCAAGGGTTCCTTTCTGCCCAGTCCTCAGCCTTAGGGTCAGCTGCTTTTTGTGGCTGTGGAGGAGGCGATACAGGCTGCTGCGCCTCTGGCGCGGGTTCAGCTTTTTGACTATTGAGCTGTTGCTGCTCCCAGATGGCCTGCGTAAGTCTTTGTTGTGCCTCAGTTTCTGTGTCGATATCGCCTTCTTCTCTGGCTCTCTTTACCACAGTCTTGAGTGCGGTGATCTGTGTTTCAACGCGGCCCTTGGCTTCGCCTACTCGCTCTGTAGCAGTCTGCTCGTATTTTTTACGCAAGTCTTCATGCTGCGACTGCACGCTTTTAGCGTATTCCAGAGCAGATGCTTCACGGCGTTCTGTCTCACGTAGACGAGCCGTAAGCTTATCTATTCGTTTCTTTACCTTGTCGGAATACTCATCCAACTGGTCTGAATTAGGTGCAGCCTGATCCTTCTCAGGAGCGGCTTCTTGCTCAACGATGGGTTCTTCCTTTTCAGCGACTTTGGCCTCAGTGCCATCATTATTCATCTCGACCGTCGTTTCCTCTTCGTTGTCTCCAACGTCAAACTGAAGTTCTTCTTGTGGTTCAGCCATTGATATCTCCTTACATGTGCAAAATGTTTTCGGGATCAGTGACTATCCCTAAAATTTCGTCATCATTGAGGAGTCGGATTTCGCCTCCGTCAATCTGAATGCGTGACCCGGCATAGCGCCCAAAAATCACCCAGTCACCTTCCCTGCACCACGGGCCGTCTGGAAATTTAGACGCATCCGCGTATGCCAAAGGCCCTGCCTTTAACACGTATCCCACATTAGTGGCTAGTTGTGTCTTTTCCTGCGTTTCCTTGGCCAGCATAATGCCGCCCTTGGTAGTTGCAGCGCCTCGGTATGGAAGCAAGGCAAGACGCCAGCCCGTCGGCTGGGGAATCAGGTCTCTAACACTTTCTGCAATACCTTCTTCTCTTACCTTTCCATCCTCAGAATACGCATCATTAAGACTTGGCCTAGAGGGTTTTTCCTCTTTTTGCCACTTCTCTTCTAATGCGGTTAGTGTAGGCTCAGATTGCATGTAGTCTCCTTTTAGTCGTCTGAGTATTTTTTAACTTCATTACGAATAACCTCATCAATGAGGTGAATACCCTCCAGACGACCCATCAGAAAACGATAACGCTCCATGTTGGAGACGTTTCCGTTTAAGACAAGTGCTTCTGTGTCCGTTTCTAGCTTTCTAATTTCTCTTAGAACGCGCTCGGCGAACTCCAGCATGGTCGTTTTCCCATGTAAGCAGACGGTTTAATGCCACCATCTGGAAGGCTTAGTAAATCTTTACTTTCTTGTTGCCGTCGCGTTTTCTGACAACTCGAGGCTTTGGCTTGGCCTTGACCGGGCCACCCTTAGCCATTTTGCGCGACTTCCCTGCCCTGCTTAACGCAATAGCCACGGCCTGTTTTTGCGCGGCTTTCTTACTGGCAGGTTTACTGGCGCCTATCTTACCTTTTTTCTCATAGGTTTTAACCAGTTCTTTTACATTTTTGCCTATTGTTTTATTACTTTTCCCACCTTTTAAAGGCACTACCTGCCTCCCTTTGGCGCGTAAATACGCTCTCTGGCCACAGCTGTCCTTTCAGCTGCAATCTTTTCCTGAGACGCAATGCGCTCATCGTTGGCCTGAGCGTTCTCTTGGATACGCATTTGCTCGTTCTGTAGCCCTTGCTGCTTCAGAGCAATTTCAGCCTGATCCTTAGCGGCACGCTGCTGCAGCTCCTGAGCTTTAAGTGCTACCACAGGGTCCTGACCACCTTCTTCGCCGCCACCCATTATCTGACCCTGCATTTCCCTCATATCCATCATGTACTGAGAGACTTTTAGGGCCACAGTAGCTTCACGTTGCATGTCAGAGATCATCTTGTCTGGATCACTGCCATACTGCTCAAACAATTCAGCTTCGGCATCCTCTTCAGCTTTGAGCTTGATGTGGTCCAGAATATGTTTTTGCAGCTCAGTAGCTGCTATAGGGTTGGCCTGCAGTAACGGCGAGAGGCCCATGATCAGATGCGATGCAATGTGGGAATCATGCTGCTGGCCAGCAAAAGCCTGCAGCTGTTTGCCGTCTACTACATCAATGTTCTCACTAGCAGGGTCTTTTGGCATCTGGTTGGTCTGTACCTTCAAGATGCCGTCGATGTCCCGCACGTTCATTGCCTGATACACACGGTAGTACGCCTCGTACATGTTGTGCATCTGTGGGGCGCTCTGAGCCAGCTGGAGCTGCGTTTGAGCCAAAGTAATGCGCTGGGCAGCAGAAAAGATATTCGGGTCCGCTACGGGCAGCACAGCGACCATGTTGTCAAAGTCGCAACGCTTGACTGAACGACAGGCTCCGGGCACGTCATACGGGTACTCATCCGGCAGATACTCGCCGAATCCCTTGAACAACATCTCAAACTCTTGGGTCTGTGCGTAGTACAGCCGCTTATGGATAGCTGACATGACCATAGAACCACGCTCCAGCAGAGCTACTGTGGTGCCCACAGCGGCCTGTTGGTTGCCATCCCCTACCTGCATGTCTGCTGTGCTTGCAAGACGCTTACCGGCGTCCACAGTGAAGCCTAAGAGCGAGAAAAGGGTCTGACTTGGCTCTTTGTATGGCATTGGCAACAAAGAACTGCTCAATTCTGCCCCACCGGCGTCAATATCGCGCCATTCACCCGGTTGGATGGGTGTATTATCGTCCGCTATACGCGCTCCCTTGGCCTTGAAGCCAGCAGGAAGGTTAGATAGCGTACCTGCGTCCAAAAGCTGCCTGAGAGCGGCTGTGGCGGTCTTAGAGAGGCCGCCAATCAGATGCACAAAGCCCAAACCGTAAGCTCCGGGGCCTTCTACCAACACATAATGCACAAAATACTCTTTTCGGCACTTGTATTCGTCGCCTTCGTTCCAGTTTCTGCAAATTTTCAACACTTGACCAGTGTTCTCGTCCACTGTCACAACATAAGGCAGTCTAATTCCGGTTGGATTGCCCTTTTCGTCCACGTCTTCGTAACCGGGAATGTCTAAATCGACCTGAAACTCCAACAAAAACAGCTCTTCAGGCTCTCCAGAGGCTTCTACACCCACCAAACGGTCTACAGCGGCGCCAATTTGGTCAATGTTTTGACCTGCACCGTCTGGATCGACCTCAATGTCCCGATATTCGCCCGCTACAACGCGTTTTTTGAACTCATTTGAGTCCATTGTGATGCGGTGAGTGATACGACGGCACTCAGACATGACACTGGAGCCGTTATAGGGGATGTAAAGGTCATCAGGAAGCACCACCCGGCTGACCATGCGGCCCAGTGGGTAGTCGTAATAGACCTTTTTGAAGGCAGAACCGCCATAGCCTACATAAAACAACAGCTGATCAAACTCCGGTGTGTACTCTTTCATCACCGTGCCGATCTGGTAATTCATAAAATCCTGCACACGAGACGCCTGCTGCACCTTATCCAGTGTTTCCTTGCCCATTGTCTGGGTTCTAACAGGACCACCAGCTGGCATTAGCTCTTTAAACGCCTGCGCTTGGAACTGGACGATAGATTCGGTAAGCATTGGGTGAACAGCACCCGCTGCACCACGGAATGGCCTGCTGCGCTCTTCAAACTTGAGGCCCAACAGATCAAGGCCCTTGGCATACATCTGCTCCCAGTCCCCTCGAGAACTCTTGTCTGCCTCGAAAAACGCCAATAAATCCAACGAAATCTGGGCTAGATCGCCGTCGTCCATGTCTTCGGCAAGGTTGTCATAGAAGTCAGGGTCTTTTTCTGGAACCAGCTCTATCTCAAACTCACCGTCGTCAGGAAGCACTACCTCAATTTCAGGCATATCCTCCATATCATCTACGACAGAGACCGTCGTATTTGGAGCAAGGTTCACTACTTTATCTATTGGCATGGTCTTGTCCTAGATATATGTTTTGTTGTCTTCTTTGCGGCTAACCATACCGCCACGGTTCATCTCTCGATAGCGCACATTGCTCGGGAGTTCTGTGCCGTCAGACGCGGCTACTGGCTCAGGCGCCTCGGATTTCTTGTGGTAGGTGATACCCTTGGCATACACCCTGTCGCCCACGACAGTGGCCACGTCAAACGATTTAACCGCTTGACCTGTGTTCATGTCTATAAACAAGTGGTGAGCAGCTGGGTTGAACCCAATTTCAACAATGTCGCCGCCTTCTCTAAGCACGTTTCTGTCAGGTGCGTAATTACCGTCAACCGACATGGCAGGGAATTTAGACTTAGCTTCAGGCACATCCATCCCTGAAATCTTAGCCACTATGTTTCTGCGGCCAGTCTGGCTTACGTTAAAGGTGCCGTTTTCTACAGTGGCATAGGGGATATAGGATAAAGCTTTCCCGTTGAAATTATTCTTATGCAAAGTCTGAAGCTTGTCTAAGCCTCGGGGGGCATCGGGGATTCTTGAGTTAAGGTTAAGACGGATACCCACTTTAGTACCCGCTTCAACAGGTGCGTTGATAAGGGCATCTGCTGCTCTTGTCCCTGCAGTGGCATTGGTTGCCAGACTGTCTAAGTTGTCTAGTTGCTCAATACTGTAGTTCCTAAGTCTTTGGCCTGCAGCTAAAGACTCGTCAATACCTACGCCTAGTGGCTCTACGCTATCTTGTCTGCTCTGGAGGTTTTGCCCATCTGCTTGATTCCTTGCATCAACAGTCGGCTGATCTCCTCTGACTTCTGCCGTGCTGTCTTTGACGACGGGTTCGTAGTCGGCTTTAGTGGCGGTGTAGATTTTTTCATTAATTTTATCATCCTTTCTAAATTGCTGAAGAAGCTCAAAGCCTTCCTGCAACGATTTATCATAGTCCATAGTGCTAATTTGATCAATGTTTATGCGTTCTTGCTCTCCGATGCCCTTTTGGTTACTTATTATGTCTATTGTCACATCGTCATTATCTTTGTACTTGTCATAAAGTTTTTTAATGGACTGCCTTGCATCACGGTGCATTCGCATAAAATCTTCAAGCCTTACCGGACGCCCTGTTTCCATGGCTCTATTCAAAGCTAGAGGGAGGGCTTTTATCGGATCACGGTCTATATAAACTATATTGACCGTTTTGCCAGAAACTAACGCTTTTTCAAGTTGGTCATCTACCTTATTGAATTTAGCCATGGTGCCGTCCATAACTAAATCCGCAGCATTCTCTGCCTCTTTTGAGAGTCCCGCAGTTTTACCTGAAGCAGGGCCTCCCCCAGTAAATATCCAGTTACCTTCTTGGCCCATCGTCTCCGCTACTTTTCTGTCATACATTAGTCGTGTTAGGGCGCTTGAAGGCTCATGGACTCGCCCAGACAAAGACCTATCGGCTCTGTACTCTTCACTCAGTTCTCTAACTAGGTCAGGATTAAGAACCTTGCCTCCGTTAGTTTCCCTTATGTTTTCGTATCGCCGTATAGCTGCCTCTGGGTCCGCAGCTATCTCATTGTTGAATTTTAAAGTTAGAGGATCACTAGCCACATAAGAAATACTGGCAACTTGTTCAGCAGGATATTCAGACATCAGTTGAGTCTCTACTCTCGCTCTGGCTGAAGCTCCAGCTATATCGTCCAGCATTCCCCTAGCCGACGTAGTGGCCGCTTCCTCTGCCGCGCTGATCGCAGCACGCTTCCCGGCCCTCGCGCCCATGCCCGCCATCGGAGCAACACCAGCCGCTGCCATAGCAACAATCTGTCTGTAGGTGTCGGCCAAGTCCTTATTGCCTGCAGCCTCTGCTTGATTGGCAAGGTCAGAGTACTTGTCCGCGTCCATGCCGGATCGTATCTCACCGACCACGGGCAACATGTCCAAGGTAAAACCTAAAGGGTCCTCTTTCAGTCCCGTGTACATAGCCTTGCCTAAAAAACCTACATCCTCGCCCAGCTCAGTAAGTGGGGACTCACTCTGCACAATGTCTTTACCATAACCATAAACAGTGCCGGGAATCTGACTTACACCAGACATGATGTTCTGAAGCATAGAAGCACTTTCGGTCTGAGCCGTGTCGCGTGGTTCTTGGTCCACGGACACAGCTTCAGGCTTTTTTACAGCACCGCCTTGGGCCATGAACCTAGTGCCCATTGTCGGGTCCCTGAGGTCTCTGGGCTGCAGAGCGCCGGTCGCGCCTGCGTATCCGCTGGTCAGGCTAAACGGGTTTCTCGTGCCCGCTTCCATCTCTTTCAACCCGAAAGTGTTGTAGTGGTTCGTGGCGAACTGCTCAAGGGTCATGTCAGAAGACAGGCGGCCCTCGTCTATCTGGGCATTGAAGTCCTCTACTACATCAGGATTAAGCGTAATGTAGTCCGCTATGGTGCCGGTTCGTGGGGCTTGGCCCGGCGTAAACGCTCCGGCCCCCGCGTCTGCTGCAGCACGGGCCTCTCTTGCCTGCTCCTGCCTCATCAGCGCATAGAGCTGGGACCTAGACAGGCCGCCACCGTAACTGCCGGTTCTTTCTAGTAGCGGCTCATATTGCCTGTAAGCCTCTTCCCTGCCGCCAGTAAGCTGACGTAGGTCCTGAGCTGCGCGGCCTCTGGTGTATTGACCAAGCTGATCCGTGGACATCAAACTCCTTGGCCTGCTGGTAACAGAGGGCGGCGTAAAGCTAAACCCTGATCCGGTGGCCGAGAGCAGTTGTGCGGCGGGCACGTAGTCAAAGCCTGTGAGCTGCTGTGTGCCGTATATGTCTTCAGTGACCTCGGCCCGTGGTGGGCTTTCCCTGAACGCTACGTCTAGCGCGGGTTCGCCTGCCGCATATATGTCCGGCTGGGGTGCAATAGGTTGATAGACCTCAGGCGCAACATAGGGCGCTTGGGTCTGGGGAAAGGGGTCTACTACAGGAGGCACCACAGGAGGCTTTTCGGCCTCAGGGACATCAAACAAGATGCTGGGGTCCACGCCCGCCGCTTGAATGTCTGCCAACGTATAGCCACCTTCCAATGCAAGCTCCCTCAGCAGGCGTTTCTCCGCTGGGGTTATGCCGTCTTTTTGCACTTCCTCAACAAACTTACGCCCCTGCTCCTGAAGCGACTTTACGCCGGAATCACCGCGCCTCGCTGCTTCAGCCGCTAGGGCAGGGTTAGCCGTATACGCGGACTCCACAGTGGTTGGCAGGTCAAGTCTTGGCCCAGTGGCAGGAGTAGTGAATATCTTATCCAAGACATTCTGCCCAACACCGGCGTTAATGAGGTCAGTGTTGCTGATCCCTGCCTCAAGCATGATATTGTAAGCTTCAGCGCCTACAGGCTGATTGCCAGCAAACTGGTCTTCTCCAGCCATGTACTTGTCGGCAAGCCCTCGCAAGTTGGCGTAATAAGCCTGCACGCCCTCTTCGCCGCCGCTCTCAAGAGCGCGTTTATAGGCAGCAGATTGATCTAAAGCAGATTCTTGGGCAAGATTTATAGAACCGCCGTTTGCCATACGCAAAGGCAGCTTCGAGAGCATCTCTCGAGCGGAAGGACCGGGCATAAGGGCGTCCCCTTAATTTATTAATAGTCCGGCCATTCTAACCTAATAATACTCGGGCACAAGGTCTCCGGTAGAGTCTTCCTCGGGTTCGTCCGAATACAGCGAGATGAAATTGCCTGCTCGGAACCGCATCAGAGCCTGCGTCGTGCTGTCCACCATGTCATCGTTATCGCCATTCGGAAAGGCCGCGCACTCTTCAATTAGCTCTTCAGCCCACTGAGTTTCAGGCGCCCAGACCATGCCGGACTCAATAATCGGTGCGACAGAGTTGGCTCTCGATATCTTATCCTGCCCCGCTCGCCGACCACCGGGAGAGTACATCGTGACAGGAATACCAACACGCCGCAGTTCCTGCTGAAGCGTGGTCCCTGTCGCTTTGGCCTCGATCAAGACATTATCCGGCTGCCAGTAGTCGTACTGCTCCTTGGCCAGCCGTTTAAGCTCAGGAAAGTCATAGCGCCCCTTTCTTACATCCACCAACAGGATATGTGGCCCCGAGTCCTCACTAGGATAAAACACGCCCCACGTCGTGATGACAGAGTAGTCAGCCGTCTCTTTTTTCGAGTAGGCAGTGTCATAAGACTGGATGATGTAGTCCAGACGGGGCATATAGTCATGCTCCCAAATATTCCACCACTCTCGCTTGAGTATCGCGCCTTCGTCCGCAGTGGGGCGCTGCTGGTACATGGCGTTCCATTTCTGGACCGATAACGACGCCCTGACAGCCTTGAGTTCCTCCAGCTTCCAGAAGGATGGCCATAGCGGGCGCTCGTTCTCTTCACCTTCGTCAAACACAGCAGGAAACTCAATAATCTCCCACTGGTCCGCGTTATGTGAGGTCTGGGCCTTGATCAGGCGTGCAGTCAGGTCCTTCGTGCCCCAACGGGTCATCACAATGACTACCGCGCCACCGGGCTGCAGTCGGGATCGAGGTCCAGAGGTGTACCATTCCCACGCATTGTCCAGCGCCAGCTGGGACTGGGCGTCCTGTTCCGAGTGAGGATCGTCAATGATCAAGAGGTCCGCGCCACGACCTGTCATCGCACCGCCTACACCAACAGCAAAGTACTCCCCGCCATGGTTCGTGTCCCACCGTCCAGCGGCCTTGCTGTCCGCTTTGAGCTGCACCGCGTCAAATAACTGCTGATAGGTGTCCAGCTCCATCAGGTTACGGACCTTACGGCCAAACCTCACGGCTAACTCGCCGGTGTGAGTTGCTTGAATGATCTTGGTCGTCGGACGACGGCCCATGATGTATGCCGGAAGCAGGTAAGATGCAAACTCAGACTTCGTGTGTCTGGGCGGCATGTTGATTATCAGGCGCTTTAGAGTGCCGTCGGCTATACGATCAAAGGCCGCAGCCATTTTTTCGTGGTGACTGGACAGGATTGCCTCTGGCCAGACGTAACGGGAGAAACCCAGAAAGGAATCACGCCCGTGTCCCTGTGCTTCTAGCAGGGCCAGCCTGAGTTCTAGTTTTAGCTGTTCCGCTTCTATCTCAGGAGGTATTTGAGCTGCTTGCATAAAGATCCGTTTTCGTTTGAATTTTGCAAAAATTTTTTGCGGGTTTGATTTTCCAGACAAAGGGGGTGGGTTTCAAGGTGTTCCACGTGAAACATCAAAGGTCATTTTCGTTTTGGCCAGAATTATTTGTGTGAAATCTGGCTATAGCCCCAGCTGCCAGCAACTGGTCAAAATTTGAGCAATCGAGCGAGCGTTCGCTCGATCCACGGATCAAATCGGCCAAAAGGGACCCGTGAAACATTTTCCGTGGAACACGGACCAAGGTGATTGTAATAAAATCAATGACTTAGGTTTTTACTTCCGGTAATTACTATTACCGGAAATAGCGATTGGCGCAAGAATCGGGCGCCACGGCCCGAGAAAATTGGGGGCTGGGACCGCCCGCCCCCTCTTTCCCGGTTTATTCTCAGAGCGTCTTTCGGCCTCGCTCCTGTGAAACATTGCCCCAAAGCTTGGCTTTGATGCCTGTTATACAATACGGCAATCTGGCCACTCTTATGGCTATCTAGCCATGACCATCTAGCCGTCAAATAAAAGTATAAAAAGAATATAGTTTTGTTGACATTCGTTTCTAAATAGGCGAGAATCTCAAGCGTTGGATAAATGATTACTAGAAAGGAGAAAGAAATGCTGAAGGTCACTTACTACTGGGTTGAGCGATACACTCCCAAGACATGGTACAACAAGAAGGGAGAATGGACTTGCGGCGTGAATGATAAGTACACCACGCTTGCTGAGGCCGAGGCCGAACTTGCCAAGCAAAAAGCGTCAATGGAAAAGTGCTTGGCCAATAAAAAGATTCCTGAAGATAAAAAGGCTGCTGAGCATCTTGCCAAGATGGAGGCTGAAATCGATTGGCGAATCACTGAGAAGGTTGTCGATTACAAGTATGTCTGTGAGTACCTTTATAGCGACGTGCATGCTTACGAGATCGTCAAGGTGGTTTCTGATAAGACCCTCGAAGTCCGAAAGATTGACACCAAACACAACATCGCTCATCTCAAGCAGTATGCGGGAGGGTTCGCCGGACATGTTGCTGATCAACACAATCAAAAGGTCACTTACGAAACCAACCCTGACAACGAAGTAATCCGAATCCGAAAGAAGAAAAATGGCGAGTGGGGATACAAGGACTGCAAATTTGGCCTGAGCGAGAAACCTTACGCCTTTTACGATTACAACTTCTAACCAGAGCGCCATCCCGCTGGCACTGATCAAATTATTTAAACCCAGAAAGGAGAAAGAGATGAGTGCATATATGTACAAGGTAACAGCAAAGAGAAAAACCCTGCCTGATGGCTCTGAGGCTAATGTGGCAGTTTATGCGTACAAGCCTTATTACGGTTACGGGGCTGCAATCGAAAAGATGAATAGAGAGCTGCACCGCACCACAGGATGCTATAACGCAGAGCGATACGCAAAAAATGGAAAGACCTATACCGGGCTGGTGGTGCTAGAAGGAAACGAAGGCGTAGCAGTACCCGTCAAAAACGGGACTTTTACCGATAACTGGTTCGATAAACAAATGGAAGAAAAGTATAGAAAAGATATTGCAAAAGTGTAAATCTTCCCTTATACTGGCCTTGGTTTTTGAGAGAACATTAGAAAGGAGAATGACATGACCACATACGAGCAAGCTTTGAAAAACCTCAATAAGGTCGAAACTTTGAAAGAGTTGACTGAAACTGTTCTAGGCAACGCAGTTATCGAGCGTATGGCAGAAATAACAGGTAACAAGGACCTTGCCCCACGGATTAAAGAAACAATCCTAAAGAATCCCAAAGGCGAGCTTTGCGCTGAGTTTGTAAACGTAGTCAGAAAAGTAGTCAAAGCTGGTAATTAGAAAGGAGAAAGAAATGAGACAACTTACTGAAGCGGCCCAAGCGGCCAAGTTAATGAGAGCGGAACTAAAGAAGGCTTTTCCAAGCGTCAAGTTCTCTGTGCGTTCAAGCAACTACGCTGGCGGTGACTCTGTGCACGTTAACTGGATCAATGGTCCAACACGGGATGCGGTCACGGAGATCACTGACAAGTACCAGTGCGGGCATTTCGACGGCATGATTGATCTGTACGAGTACAGCAACAATATCGAGGGCCTGCCACAGGTGAAGTATGTTCTCGAACAGCGCACGATCAGCGACGACGTGTACGAAGCCAAAAAGGCCGAGATCGCTGATGAGTTCGGTATCGAGGATGCGACAGACGAGAATCAGTGGTGGGCCTGTTTCAGCCGTTGGTCGAACGAAGTGGTCTATCGAGAGTTGGGGAACAAGGAACTTTAAAAAAGTGAAGAAAAGTATAGAAAAAGTATTGCATAAGTGTAATCTTTTCTTTATACTGGCTTTGGTTTTTGAGAGAACACAGAAAGGAGAAATCAAATGAAAAGTGAAACTTTGTATTTAATAACACACGACGATATCAACAACTCAGTGATCGGCACCAATTTGACTGCAGAGCAAGCAGCTATCGAGCTGCTGACTCATGACGGTTATGGGTATGAAATTGAGCTGAATGACGGTTTTTGGACTTTGTACGTCAGCTCTGGCTCACGCAATTCCACGCTCGGATTGGGCGAATACCGCGAGAGTATTTTTTCAACAGAAGATGACGAAGAAAGGGCTAGAGCTGAGATCTTTGGAGAAGTCATAGCTGAATCGGGTAGCTGGTATCCAAGCCTGATCGTCAAGGAAATCTAAAGTGCCTGAAAGGCGAGGATTAAAAGTAGAAAATAAATATCATTTTGTGGTGTAAAATGGAATCGCAGCCCTCATAATCCACTTATCAACTCAACCCATACAGGAGAAACAAATGAAAAAGATTTACATCGTTAAAGATCCCGCAACCGAGCAGTTTGTAGCTGTCAAAGAAGGCGAGACTGGTTTCTACCAGCTCGACGACAGCAAGCGTTACAACGCGGACTATGCCGCTGAAGTGAACGCGGCAATGGGCCACACTGACGAGGACCTCACGGAAGCGGTCGGTCGATCTATGTTTGGGACTTGGTGATCAGACGGCCTAGCAGGCCGTCCCAGTCCATTCCCACCAGCGGCCACTGTGCCGCTGGTTTCGTATCTATACCTCGTTCCATCAGCTCCACCACTTGCTTGCCGTGGTAAAGCCTCAGCTCGATCTCAGTGCGATTTCTGGTGCCCTTCGGGTGATACTGAATCAATATCCAAGTTGGCAACTCCATCATCCCGTGCTTCAGGTTGAACGCCACCTGATGTGGACTCAGCCGTACCTTCTTCCCACGGTCCACCACTTTCAGCTCCACCAGCACGAAACCCTCGTTCGGGATCGCTATCAGGCAATCCGGTAGACCCAGCCCCACCCGATTCTCCAGCCGGGTTATCACCGCCGTCGGCAGGCCCTGCTTTAGCTTTTGATACAGATTCGATTCCGGGGTTTTCGCCATTACTCAGGTTTTCATCTGTACGAGATTTTTCATCTGTACGAGATTTTTCTGTACGAGATTTTTCATCTGTACGAGATTTTTCTGTACGAGATTTTTCATCTGTACGAGATTTTTCTGTACGAGATTTTTCGGCATCTCTTATCTGCTCAATAATCGATAACGGCAATGGTACGTCATCCTCAACTTCAGGCATAGGGTCCTCGGGTGCCTCCTCAAGATCCTCAAGATCCTCAAGATCCTCAGGCGTCACGTCAATAATTTGCTTAGGCGGCGGCCCACCATACATCGCCTTGATCTCTTCGAGCTTACGGCGCACCTCATCCGCGCTCATGCTGTCAATCGTGCCGTGCCTGATCTCTTTTCTATCGACGTAAATCGTGCCCAGCGCCTGTCCCCGGCGGTACTCTGCAGTGACAGCCGCGCCATAGTTACCTGCCTGTAATGCAGCGTCGCGGATATCCTGCAGGTCGCGCAGGTGCCGCTCGATATTCGTGCCGTACTTCTCAGCCACGTCCTTTCGGTACTGCTGAATAGCTGCCACTACCTGAGGGTTCTGGCGCGGGTCTGTCAAGGCGTGCGCATCCTTGTGCGCCGTCTTGATGTTATAGCCTGCATTGATAGCCGCCTGTTTCAGGGTCTGCTTACCCTCGCCATCCACCAGCTCGGTGATAAATTTCCACTGCTGCGGCGTGACAGCCTTCTGCTGATCGTCCAGAGTTCCCACGTCGGCCTGCAGGCGTTCCTCCAATTTTCGCTTCTTCTTATCAGGTTCTACCGGACTGCTGTTAAACAATTCAGCCATTCGTTTTGATCCGCTGGTCATCGAATTCTCCAGTTCTATATAGTCTTTTCAGGGATTTTTGTTTTATATTTCAATAAAATAGAATAGCGGGTACGTCTCGTATCGTTTTGTAAAAAGGTTACAGGTTACATTTATAGAAAAACAAGTGTAACTTTGGTGTAACCAGTATTTCCTATATAAAACAGTAAGATACAAGACGGTTACGTTGGTTACACCAAAAAGCCTTAAAAAATAAAAAAAGTTTTTTTATTTTCTGAGAAATTACCTATATAAAGCGATTTATTACTTTTTGACTATTTTGTTACCCGTCGGGTTGCCGAAGGCATCAAAGTCCCGCCAGACATTCTCCCCACTCTTGGACCGTGGTCGGCCGCCCTTGATCTTGTATTCGGCAGTCTCTTGGCCCGAGATCCCCGGCTCTATCACGTTGATCTTCCCACCCCGACGCAAG